TAGTGTGGATTGTAAGGTTCTGGAACGTCTGGAATATAAATATCAGGAATAATTATCTCAGGTATCTCCATCTTCTACATCTCCTATAGAAATAGACCAGCCATCTTCTCCAAACTTACCAGTTTCTATAATCTTTGGTTTTTTTACTTTTTTATCCAATTCTTCGTGATATTTTTTTATGTCATTATCTAGCTCTAAATTGAATTTAGTCATACGCATCCAATTAATAAATTTATCAATATAATATTTGACTAAGTTTTTTATAAAACCAAATACCATTAGTCGTAGGCATCTCTTGGTAAAAATACTTCTACAAAAGAATTACATTTAGGACAAGAAAGATTAGTTACCATACTATATTCTCCAGACATTACTGGATAATCTTCGCCATCCATATCATGATCTCCACCCCAAATCAGTTCAGTTTTACAATGCCAACAATTCATATACCAAAGCCTTCTGGTATATCCATAGGAGGCTGTACCATCTCAGGAAGTCCTTTCTCTAAAACTTTAGGCATCATACCTTGAACATTACCAAGAATCTCGTTCATAACTCTTGATTTAAACTGTTCCGAAGTTACATACTTGTAACCTAAATATGCTCCACCACTCATGGAAGCTACCATTACAAATGAGATGATACTCAAAATGTTCGCTATTTTTTGAAACATGGTCAAAGAAGTTCTTAATAAAATGGTAGCACCACTTACGTTGACTGTGCTGCTTCTTCTGTTGGGGTTGATGCCTCTGTATCTGATGGCTGGCTTAATTCGGGTTCAGTTTCAAGAATCTGCTGCTCCAACAACTTCATCGCACCATTAATCTGATGTAGAGAAATTATTAATTGTTCTCTTTCAGATGCTAATTGTTGAAGTTTTTGTTTGAAATTCATAATTATTCGTAGACTTTCTTACCTGTAATTATAGCGGCATCTATTGATGTAAAATCTTCAGTTGTCCAAATAGAAGTTATGTTATCTATTTTTTTGCGAAGTTTAATATTTTCAAGATGTTGTACATTTCGTTTTATTCTATCTTTCCAATCATCCTCTGTTTCATTTGCTTTCTTTTCTGTTTCAGAATTAATTAAAGAAACACTATCTAAAGAATTAGTATAAATTTTAGAAATTTCATCTGTTGTTAATTCATCCATAATAAAAAATTAAGTTTCTTTTAGTTTACCCTGCTTCTAGGGCTGTGACTTTTGCGGATAACTCCTTAACTGCATTTACAAGATACCAAGTAATATTATCGGAATCTACAGTTTTGACTCCTGTTGACTGAGTTGTAACACATTCTGGTAATATTTTTTCTAGTTCTTGTGCAATTACACCTAGTTGTACTCCTCCTATTTCAACAACAGCAGCTTTTGGGTTTTCAAAATCAACTATCTCTTCTTCAGTTCTATATTCAAAATTTCGTATTTGTATTTGATTAATAATATTTAATCCAGAGTTATTATCAACTATGTTTTTCTTTATTCTCTCATCAGATGTAGTTGTCCAAGCAGTACCATTTGCTTCATTGTAAGCACCTAATGAACCACCAATGAAAGCAGTACTATTTCCTTTTCCTACAATAGAATTTCCAATAACAATTTGAACATCCGCATCGGCAGCACTAGGATCAGAACCTCGACCTATGATAATATTATTACCGCCTGTCGTGATAACATCGCCAGCATCACTACCAATCCCTATATTTCTAATGCCTGTAGTGACACTATCAAGAGCCTGATATCCAAAGGCATTGTTTGAATACCCAGAAGTATTTTGTTGTAATGCGCGTGTGCCTACAGCTTGATTACTTCCACCCTCGGCATATCTTAAAGCTCTATAGCCCATTGCGTGATTATAGTTATTACCTGAACCATTAGCACCACTCGCGGCCTCTGAACCTATCGCCACGTTATAACGGCCGGCTGTGTCTGTTTGTAAAGCGTTATAGCCCACTGCCGTATTTCTTGAAGCGTCTATGTTTTGTAATGCCTGATAGCCTACAGCGGTGTTGTAAAAGGCCGTGGTTTGAGACATCAACGCTCTATATCCTAAAGCTGCGTTGTTTGAACCCGAAGTATTTTGGGCTAAAGCTTCAGTTCCAACTGCTGTATTTTTACTTGCAGTATTATTTTCTAAAGCATTTTTACCAATAGCAACACAATTACTTACATTCCCGAGCCTTAAAGAATGATGTCCAAAAGCTGTATTTGTATCGCCATCTGTGATTGAAGTGCCAGCGTTATGTCCAAATAACGTGTTGGATGTCGCATCAGTTCCAGAAAAACTATCCCCTGCATTTCCACCAGCAACGACATTTTCTTGTGAGTCACTTGAAACACCGCCTGAACTTAAGCCCGTCAGGCCAGATCCATCGCCAACAAATTTTGTTGCCGTAACTGTACCTGTGCTTGGGTTATATGTAAAATCACCATCAGATTCAAGTCCTACATTTCCAGTTGCAGAAGCATCTTCAATAAAAGGAACTAGATTATTTTCATTGGTTGATTCATTATCCGCTACAGATATGTGATTTGCATTTGTGGCTGTTGTAGCTGTTGTGGCATTTCCAGAAAACGTTGTTGCCGTAACTGTTCCTGTAACTGTAAAACCGCCAGAAACTACTTCTGCCTTTGTAGACCCTCCAAGTTGTAATTTAATACTTCCTGTTCCAGCATCATTTAAAATGCTATCTGATGCATCGTGAAAGATTTCTAAATCTCCACTCGATCCAAATGTTGCTTTTGCATTATCAGCAAACTCAAGTTGATTATCAGACTTATCAAAAACAATATTTGCACTTGCACCTTCAAAAGTAACATCTTCACTAAAAGTACTCGCAGCGTCTACATCAACACCACCCGCCAAAGAAAATAGATTTATCCATGCATCATTTGCACTATTTCTCATCTTTAAAATATTATTACTTGTATCAGCCCACAACATATATGCAGCAGTGGTACTAGGAGCAGAACTAGAACTGTTATTAGTTAATACTGCTTGCAATACATTATTTAAATCTGTTCTGACGGCACTACCAGAGGCATTGTCTATAACGTAATCGTGAGTTGCCATTTTACTCTATTTTTTCTTTAAGGTTATCATAATTTAAGAGCCTCGACCAAAACCAGTTGCAGTATATTTAAAATTTCTGTCAACAAAACTAGAGCCATTTTTTATATCAATAGTAAATCCAGTTCCAGAAATGCTAGATAAAGCAAAGAAATCTCCTGATTGAGCATTTTCTATTGTTATTCCTATTGATGGTAATGCAGAGCCAGCAGAAACACTCGTTCCAGAAGCACCAGTAAAAAATGTATTAGCAAAGGTAACAGCTTTACTTGAAGTTCCAGAAGCAATAACAGAATTAACAGTCTCAGTCCTGCTTTCTAGTTCTGCTGTATAACCTAGTTGTTCTACTTCAATACTTTGTGCTGGATCATCTGTTGTTAACTCTGCCCTAAATCTAAATGTTCTACCGATAAATACTCCATTAGCAAATGTATTAAATTTAGAAAATTCAGCAGAATATGTACAGTTCCCACTTGTCGTAGCACTGCTTGAAGCTGTTACCGTAAACGTATTTGCATCTGGTACAGTTATAATTTCATAATTTCCACTAGTAGCAGTTCCAGTTGAAAATGTTAGCTCTACATTACTGCCGACAGAATAACCATGACTCGATTTAGTGATTGTTATAGTTGTTCCTGATTGAGCATAAGTAGCTGAAACCGAAGTTGTTGCAGCCGAATCGCTAGTTGAAACAAGTAGTTTTGCATTAACATCTTCTGCCTTTGCTCCATCAAAATCTGTCCATGTATCTATATTTGCTGTTCTGTCATCAAACAAATCACTAGGGTAAAAACCCTGAGTTACAAAATGTCTTGTCAGTCTTAAAGGTTGTTTTCCTCCTAAATCCAACTTGTTTGCAAAATCATATGTACCTGAAGTTGCACTGGTACTACCTAAACTATCAAAACTAACAATAGAGTCGAAATCTGTAATATCATCAATTAAAGTTTGATCTCCTAAAACTAAACCACTAAGAGCAGAATCGAAAAAACAATTATTTTTTGTTCCGTTAAAAGGTGTACCATCTGTATCTTCTCTATCAGTTAAAACTGCAAGTTTTGGAAATGGATCTGGAACGTCAATAATTACAGAAGTTTCACCAGCACTAAGCCTACCGCCATCATCTCTATATTTTAAAATTACCTCTCCTTCAACTGCTGGTATCAAAATCTCTGTAGTTGCACCAGATTTTGCGGGGATTAGATCAACAGATTTAGTAAAAGTACCAGTTCCATCTGTCAGATTAGAGTGTCTTACAACAACAGATCCTCCATGAAGAACATCTACATCTGTAGCTTTATCAAAACGAAGTCGGACAAACTGATCTGAGACAGGTTCAAGAACTAAATTTGATACATTTTGAGGGAGTGCTGTTTTACCTATAGCTTGAAAAGTTATATCAGTAGATGTTGCCGATAATTCTCCAAGAACATTGTAAGAAAATACCTGTATCTCATACGTTCCAAGTTGGCTATTTAATATTTCAAAATCTGGTCGTGATACTCTTTCAGAAACATAATTTCCATTCTGATAACGATAATTTACCTGATATTCAAAAACTCCAACAATAGGTTGCCAACTAATAATTATTTTAGATACAGCTTGATTATTGATTGGAATAATTGTTTCAACTGCACTTAAACCACCAGGAGGATCTGAAAGTTCATTTAATTTACTTACACTTCTAGTTGGTAAAGTAGAGCCATCTTCAATAAATGCGTACTTTTCATTTACATAGGATAAAGCAGTAATTACATAATTTACATCATCTTGTTCTTCAACACTTATTACCCTAAATAATTGAGATTGAGTCGTAGAATTAGATATTAAAAAACTTGCATTTACATTTGGTGCTTGAGAAAATGCAGAACCTACAGTTATAGTTCCATTTGATACAGATGAGATTGTTTTACTTTCAAACGTACCATTGGGTAAAATTACAGCCAAAGTTGCACTTCCTGTAGGATTTCCACTCGCATCTACCGCAAAATCAGTCACAGTTGTATCATCAACAGTAACAACAGTAGTTGAAGTAACACTTTTTAATCTTCCACCTCGTCTAACCCCTGCTCGCACTGGATCAGCTATTTCAATCACAGAGCCAGGTCTTACAACTACTCCAGCATCTATTGATGTACTAAATGTGCAGACCTCAGTTTCATTTGCTTCACTGAAGAGTATTGCACGGCCTAATCTTGCAGCTTGGCCTCGACTTGTACAAGCAAATGCTTTTACTTGCTTTACGATTGTACCAATCTTACTTATCAAAGAGCTATCTTCTACAACCTCAACATCAACTTCCTGACTATCCATATTAAAATACGAAACTGCAACCACACTATGTCTGGTTTTTAAACTGCTACCTGAATAACTAAATCCTGTCTCTCCTACATTCGACAAGTTAAAAAGATAACTGGCATCTGTTGGCTTATCTTGTGTAATAGTTACAGTTCCAGCAGACCATATTGGCATACAACGCATTACACCTGCCAATTCATTTATTACATTAAAGGCTTCACCTGGACTTTGAATATTTACATTGCAACTGAATCTTGCTTCTTGTCCACCCTGTCCATCATCAACTAAAGTATTTGCAAACTTACTTGCAGCAACAAAAGAAAATAAGTCTAATGTACTATCTGTTATGTGATCTCCCAGACCATATCTTGTGTTTGTGAGCAAGTCTAATAAACACATTGCAGGACAGTTTGTATAAACAGCAGCACCCATAACTCCATTAAAAATATATCCGTCTGGGTACACTATTCTGCCTGTTGTGCTATCTACACTTGGAGTACCAGAACTAGACGCACCAGCACCAGGAATCCTTACTTTTATTCCTCTGATCCTATATTTTCTTGCTGGTACAGCACTAAATAGCTGCGAATCTAATCTTATTGAGTTATATGCACTATTATCATAAGTAAAGGCTTCATCAATAATTTCAGTAAAACTTGTAAACTGAAAAGTATCTATTAAACTTGAATCTGTACTATCTGCTGTTACTCTTATTACTCGAATATCAACAGGAAAAGAACCTGTTATATTTACTCTATAATCTTTTTGATAAGCATCAGCAGTTCTTCCTGTGATAGTGTCAGATATTACATCAGTAAATCCTCCAGAATTATATTGAACAGCAATTTTTAAAGATACAGTTGAACCTAATAAATCTCCTTCATCAGTAGCTTTTTGTAGTTGAGGAAATGTTATTGAAACTTTAATTGCATCTACATTTGTATTCGTAATCTGTCTTGTAACAGGAGCAGAGTTTGTAACGTCAACTGCTACAGGTGTTATTGACTGACTAGCTTCTATTCCAGGTATTTTTGTTTGACTACTCGTACCAAAACGAGAATTAAATGCTACATTTTGAAAATTAAAATCAGTGGTTGCTGGACTAGATGAATTTGCTGTTGATTTTAAGATAGGAGTATCATTTAAAAAGACATCCTTTAAAGAAGCATTTGTATAAGCAGTAGTACCTTTTGTTAAACCTTCTTTTGAAGCTGTTGCAAAACCTTCTATTTCTCCCTCTGATATAAGATCAAGAAAAGTAGCAAACTGCTTACTATGTAAAGTATCTGGAGTTCTGGTAGGTTGTCTTGGGGGAGGAGGAGAACGTCTACCACCACCAGCACCACCGATAGGTTTTTTACTCTTTGTCATGCTTGTACCTGTTCAGTATCTACTCCTCCACTTATTACAACACTTCCTGTAAAAATTTCACCATAAACTATAGGAACAGGAGTTCCTGCTCTACTTGTTTGTTGCGTTCCAGAAAAACTAAACGATAATCTTGGATCTTGTTCTGAACTAAACTCTTTTGGTTTAGGAAGTGGAAATAACATCTCACTCACACCACTTAAAACCATACTTGCACCAACATATACAGCAGCTTGTGCTAAGTAAGCTCCACCTAAACTTGATGCTTGAAATGAAAGACCTGTAGCTGTAAGACTTGCACCACC